GGATAAATAGGTGTTTGACCAAAGTAACCGCTGTTGGCTTGAACTCTAGGTTCTACATGAGACATAATACCCTGTCCTTGAGTACTGCCGCCTTTTCTAAACATTGGTCTTTTAAATACGTTATACATTATTTACCGAATAAACTTCCTAAACCATATACACTAGCTGCTGTTCCAAGTGCCGTGCTCAATGGTCCTGCTGTTCCTGCTCCACCTGCTCCTGATGTAGTTGACATGTAAGCTTGTGGTTGACCTGATAACAATCCACCAGTTATAGAACTTAAGAATTGTAATCTGTTGTATGGTTCGTATGCACTTAGTTGATTACCTTGTGCAGACGCATCTAGTAATGCTTGTTGGTAACCAAGATCACTGGTACCTGCGCCACCTAATTGTTGAATGTTAGCTTGTGCTAATGATGGTTGTAATGATGCTAAACCTTTTTGTTGATCAAAAGCTTGATTAGCTAATTGATTAGATTGTGCAAATCCTTGACCTAACATTTGAGCTTGTAATAGAGCTCTATCTTGTAAAGTCTGTGCACCGAATTCTGCTTCTTGAACACCTTGTCTAGCTCCACCAAAAGCTCCAGCAGTTAATGCTTTTTGTGAAATTTGGTTTTGTTGAATAGATCTTTGTTTGTCAAACTCTGCTAATGATGTATCAATAATATCTTGTTGATAAGGTGACATGAAACCTTGGTAGCCTTGTGGCCCTGAATATTGTGCTGCTTGATCTAAGAAAGGTTGATAACCTGCAACTCCTGTACCTGCACCTACTCCACTAATTTGTCCTTGAGGTCCAAAAGTTAAAGTACCAAGTCCTGCTTGTGTTGCCGCTTGTTGTTGTGCTTGTTGTGATAATACATTTTGATCTGCAACCGAAGGTGCAAATTTTGTAGTATCGACCGGTTGACCTGTAAGCTTGGTAGTAAGGTCTAATAATGTTTCACCTGCAGCTTCTAAATAGGGTGCGGGTCGGTTAATTGTAGTGTTCTCAGCCATTATGCTAATGTTCCTCCGTTTTCTAAATTTTTCATCATGTTGTACATTTTTTGTGCACCTTTATTAATATTGCCGTCACCAGCATTTCTTACAGCATCTGCTGTAAATACAAATTCGTTTTTGCTTAACATTGCAGGGACATCATCAGCTCTTTCTTTAACACCAACAGGCACAAACCCACCAGTATTTCTGTAATCTAATTCACTAACACCGCCCTGATTTTTTCTTACAGGAACTTCCATTCCCATGATACCACCTTTTTCTTTCTTTTCAACTTTATCTGATTTTTTAGTTATCCAATTTTTTTTCTTTTTCTTAATCCATTGTGTAACATCCTCTTCCATAGCATCTTCATCAAATAAACTTCCTAAACCTTCTTCATCTTCGTCATCTGATTTTTTAGTTATCCAATTTTTTTTCTTTTTTGTAATCCATTTATTAGTACCATCTCCAAACCCTATTCTACCACCATCAGCTTTCATTCCCATAATAGCAATTTCTTTTAATACTGCTGCATCTTTAGGAAATAAATCTGGACGTTTTAAAATTCCATATAAATTTTTAAATTGTTTATTAGATCCACTTCCTCCACCTAATCTTCTATACAAATATGTTTTTTCTGCAGAGCTAAATGTAATACCTGCCATCTTCATATCATCATTCTTTGGCTCTTCTTCCATTTCCATATCAACATCTATAGTTGTAATACCTTCACCTTCTTCAGGTGAACCAAACATTCTGTTTACTCTACCACCTTTAGCATATTTTTTCATTTCTTTATCTATGTCAAATTTAATTTGCATAATCATATCCATGTCATTTTTTGCTTCAGCTTCTTCAAGAGCTAGCATTAACTGTGTTAACCTACTACTATTTAAAGAAACCATTTTATCATCTTCTAATGTTTCTTCTAATACAGATGGTTTATCATCAGGTCTGTAAATAGTGTCTACGTTTAATTCTTCAAACATTGTTTTGTCTTTAGGACTACCAAAGGCAAAACCTATTCTTCCACCGTCTTTAAAATTTAAAAAATTAGCTTCACCATATTCTTTATTAAAATCTATTTCTCTTTGAATAGCTTTTTTCTGATCTTTAATATATTCATCACCTAATTTATTATACATATTACTAGACAATGTTGGATTTTTTTGACCACCAAATGCTACATCTTCCAGTAATTTGTTTGCTTTTTGAACTCCTATTCTAGCATCACCTTCTTTATCAAAAAATACTTTTTCCATAGTTTCATCAGGAGTAATTTTTTTTAAAAAAGCTGCAGCATCTGGTTCTAATCTTAACATTCCTATTTCATTCATAAGTTCTGTTGGATTAATAATACCTGCTCTAGCTCTTAAAATAGATTCTTTTATTTTTTCTTTTTGTCTAGCGGATAAATCTGATAACTCTCCATAGTCTAAAGCTTGAGATAACATTTTTAAATCATCACTTCCAAACATTAAAGTGTTGCCTTTTCCTTTATTTTGAAAACCTTCTAAATCATATTCACCTAATTTTAAAGTTTCTATGCCTACAAGATTTTCATCTGTACCATCTTTGTAACCTATTCTACCACCGTTTTTTAAACCAAAACTTTCATAAGGTAAGTTCTCTTGATACTTAGTCATGTAGTCTGCTTTTTCTGCATTGTATAAATCTTCATTAAATTCCTCGTCCGTGAGCCCTGCTTCATCAGCTAAAGCTTTTGCTTCCAAGTAACTTGGAACAGCAACAATGGCTGCAAGTAATGCAGTCTTATCTAGTACTATATTTCCTGCTGCATTTTCTTTAGTGAATACTGCTTTAAGTGCTTTACCACCCATGTCCATAGTTGCATTACCTATAGCACTCATGTCACCTGATTTTAATACGTTAAAGTAATTTTTAAAAATACCATCTGAAGCTTGAGTAGTTGTATTTTTAATAAATTCTTGATTAGCTAAGTCAGCAAGTCTTTCAGATTCTAGTCCTATTTTTTTAGCTGCATCTTGATTTAAAAATCCTTCTATATTTTGAGGTTCTGTACCTACTCCTTCAACAGCAGCAACATCTTCTGCTCCGCTTAACATTTTTCCAAAACCTGTTTTATTTCCAAACGGAGAACTAAAACCTCCTTTAAATCCTTCAAGGCCTCCTCTAAATGCTCCACCATCTGTAAAAGGGTTCCCTTGAAATCCTGCACCGCCTGCGTATCTTGCTAACTGACCACCACCATAAGTTAAGGCAGCAGATTTTAATGAGGAACCTATTCTGCCTGTTTGATCAAAGCCACCGATACCAGCCATACCTGCTGCAAGAGCCGGGTTAAACGGCGCTACAAAAGGTGCAGCTTTAACTGCGATAGCAGATATTTCATTGGGAATTATTTTTCTTACAAATTTTTTAAGTGAACTACCTAGTCCAAATTTCTCTCTGGGTGCAACGGTCATTATCCCGCCATTTGCATATAGTTGTCTATTCATTTGCGCTCTTGTTATTGACATATGTGTTTAAAATAAGGCAGGTGTATTTACCTGAATTATATAATTTATACTAATTTTACTCCTATTACAAGTTAGTCTTTGCACCAAATGGAGGTAATTTAACATTGATCTTAACACTTCGTGTTATATCCCCTGGCTTGGTGTCGGTGTTGGGGTCTTGAAGATCCGTTAAAGCTTCTGCATCTGAGTTATATTCTTTACCTGTTACCTTGTTTTTTAAAAGAACCTCTACTTTAGGCTTAATAAAAGGCACTCCTTTATCATTAATTACTTCTTCTTCTTGTTCTACAAATGACATTATGTATCCTCTCTGTTGATTTCTAGTATAGACGCTACTACAAACAATCTATCAGCATCTGCTGCTGTTACTTGCAACACTTCATTTTCTTCCATTACCAAAGGTTCTGTTATAAATTGTAGTGTCTCATTGCTTGAAACAGCTTTTGTTTTAAATAAAGTAAATTTACTAGCTGAAGCTGGGTTTCCATTAAATAAATCTACTGTTAAAGTACTGCCGCTACCACTATCATCACTAACTAATAATGATTTTACAATAGCTCTAGAGTTTGAAGGTACTGTATATAAAGTTGTAACTGTATTAGTAGTTAAATCTTTTTTTGAATTTTTATATATATTTGCCATTTACCCTAATCCAAACCAAGTAAATCGTTCTTGGTCTTCTTTTAAATCTCTTAAAAATGTTGAATTTAGTTGTTCTATAACAGAAGTTAATGCTCTGTTAATTTGTCTTTGATTATCTTCTGTATATTTCTTTTTTGGTTCTGGTAATCTTACTACTACTTTTGTCATTATCTTCTCCCGTCTGGTTGTACATCAACTTGAAAAGGACCAAATCTCCATGATTCTCCTGCTCCATCATTTTCTACTTTAAGACTAGCATATCTTCCTCTTGCACGTGTATCTTTTTTAGTAGTACTAGCGTCTACTGTAAACGGACTTAAGGCTGTTGCTGCACTTGTCTGAGAAGGAAAATTCTTAACTGATATAGTTATTTTAGCATTACCTGTTATTGCTTTAAAGTTAGGTAAAAATCTACGCATAGATAAAAATTGTTCAGGTGCATCTTGTTGAAGTGCAAAACTATAGGACTCAATAAAAGAAGTTAAAATAGTAGTGGTCCCATCAGCATTAACTTGATCGGTCCCTGTTTCGTGTTGAAATAATGTAGTAGAACCTAACCCTGTTTCACCAATAACTTGAGGAAAACTTCCTGTAGCAGAGCTTGTATAAGCTGTTGCAAATGGTTTAGGATACACTAACGAATCAAGCCAAGTAGTTCTAATTGAGTTTGTATTAACACCTGTATACCAATTACCCATGGGTAATTCACCGGACTCTCCATAATTAAAAACGACATATCGATTATTAAAACTAGATCCAGAGCTAGGGTAATACCACACTACTTCAGTAAATAAGTTGTTTATTCCAGCACACACTTGTTGACCTTTGGTAGTATCAAAATCATCATAAACATAATCCTCAACTGAACATGGTAGTGAGTTTACTGTACCATCAAATGCAAAAAAACCATTGTTAGACATCCAATATGCAACACCATCAATTTCACAACAAGCATTCTGTCCTATTAATCCACAGTTAGTACCAACCTGTTCAAAGCCAAATGTAAAAGGCGCACCTACAAATTTCATTGTATACAATGCATTATCTGTCCATATTAAAATATTTTCTTTACCTTTAATAGCACCCATAATTTTTGTACCATCTTGAAGTCTTTGTGATCCTGCTGTGTTAATTGCAGTAGGTGTGTATTCATTTAATCCTTCTTGAGTAGAAAATCTAATAAACATATCATCTTGAGTACTATCATCTCCAATAGTAGTTTCGGTTCCACAATGAATAATGTGTCTAGTAGTAGGAGATATTAAAGTTATTCTAGATGCTGTAGGATTACCTAAATCAGTTCCGGCTACTAAAGCAGTTACAAAATTAGTTGTTGTAGTAGAAGCTCGAGTTGTAAATGCAGTGCTTGCTCCAACTGACGTATCCCAAGTAAAAGTTTTACCATTTAAAATAGTTGCGATTAATACTTGTCCAAAATTACTAAATGACCATAACCCAGGTTCTAAGGTAACTGAAGAAGCAGAGGCAGCAATTCCCCATCCTGTTTGTGAACCACTACTTACAGTTCCTCCATATTGAGGTACACCCCAACCATAACCATAAGTCTGCTCAACTGGACCAATTCTTTCATAAGGTTTAACTGTCATAGAACCACCTGTTGAAACAACAGCAGTAGCTTGATTTAAAGAATCAATAGTAAAAGTTGTTGTAGTAGGAATAGTCAAAACTTGAAATAGTTTATCTTCAAAATCAGAAGCATTTAATCCTGTACCACTTGGTAAAGTTACAGCATCTAATTGAACAATATCTCCTACCTCTAAACTATGAACACCACTTGTAGTTATCGTACAAGTTTTAGCACTCGTACTATTTGTAGCTAGCGTAGCTCCAGAAAAGGTAATAACAACTCCATTATCATCTGATCGATAAGGAGTAATATCATAAATTTGACCCTCAAAGTATATAAGTAAAAATTTATCCGTTCCTAATGCAGTATATCTATTTCCTTCAAGATCTACAAAAGCAAATAATTTTCTTGCTGCACCTACTAAAGTATCAGTTAACAAAGAAGACCAGCCTCCTACTTTTTCAGGAGTTCCATATCTAAATCTAGCATTATCTGAATCTGTCCAACGAGCTTGAGCGCCAACATTTGTGTCTTGTTTATCTACACCGGGAAATATTTTAATGGTTGTCAGAGCCATTATCTAGCTCCTATTGATTCGTTGATTTTAATAACCAACCTTTAGTGGCATCTGTATACATAAAAGTAATAGATTGATTATTTACATTCATTGTAAAATTACTTGCTGCCCCTTGAATAGGTTGACCGTTTCTAGCTACAGTACAATTATTAGAAGCAAAACCTCCAGTTGCAGAAATATCCATAACAGTTACTTCATCACCTGTTGAAGGTGAAGCAGGTAGTGTGATAGTTACTGCGTTACTAGTAGTTGAGACTAAAACTTGATCTCCATTAACTGCAGTATATGCAGTAGTAGAAGCTGAATTAATAGTAATTGTTCCTTTTTGAAGGATAGCACCTAATGTTGTGTTAGTTCCGTCTGAATAAAATAAAGAAGTAGATCCTGGTGCTAAAGGAACACTAGTTCCGCTACCACTTGTCAAAACATTTATTGTAAATTCAGCTGTAGTTCTATTGGTTGTGTCTTCTAATATAAAAACTCTAGCTCCTGCTGCAGCCATAGTTACAGTGCTATTTGCACCTAACGTACCTGCAAGTTTAATGTATAAATTTTTTCCCTCTGATGTTGCACCATCAGAAACAGCTAGAGCTGTATCATATGGAGCTGTTGCTACCATAGTTTTACTTAAGACTCCACTTGAAGCCTGAGCTAGTATATTTAAATTTGTATTTGTAATTGTTCCCCACTGACCAGCTTTTTCGCCGGTAGTCATTATTTCTAATTTTAAATCTGATGAATATGATGATGGCATAATTAATACGGTATTATTTCTTTCCAAACACTATTAGTATTTGGATCTATGTTACTCCATGTTATTGCACTACCGACTCCTGTTTTTACTACAATTGAAGAACCTGTAGGACTTATATTTGCGTCACCAGTTATTGTAACCGATGTTGTCGTTAAATTCAAGGTATTTCCAGTAATAGATACAACTGCATCTCCTGTTACTACTACTGTTCCAGATCCTAGTCCTAAAGCATTACCATTAACTGTAAGATTGGCATCTCCTGAAACAACAGGAGTTCCTGATTTTAATAAAATAGGATCAGGGTCAGCTATTTGAACTATAGAGTTAGCTGTAATATTAACATTACCAATACCAACAGCAATATCATTACCGTTAACTGTAATTACAACACTATTATCTATTCCAGATGTAGCCCAAGGGAACTCTGAAAATGATCCAAATCCTAACATATAAAATCCTTAAAAGGAAGCAGGGGGTATGTGGTGGTGCCCTGCCTCCATCTAAAGATTATACACTATAAATCTACAGTATCAACTCCGTTAATGATGCATTTTCTCCTAAATTGCCTTTGTAAAAAGTGTTAAAAGCAAGACTTACTCTAGTATTATTACCTTGTTTAGTTTCTACTTGATGAGTAGTTGATGATGGAAACATAAATAAATTACCTGTTTCTACAGGAAAAAACCAAGTATTAGAGTTCCACAAATTAAATTTTTCCTTATCTATTTGAGGATATATTTGTTTATAAGGTATGGGATGTGAAAAAAGTATTTTATCATTTTTTATATCTGAATCAAAATATAATACACCTGATACTACAGAATTAGGGTGTTCGTGTTTGTGATGATATTGATTAGCTTCTGTGTAATTTAACCAAGATTGAGTTACATAAAGTTTAAGATCTTGTTTAGGACATATAATTTTATCTAAATAATCTTTACAAGATGTATCAATAAACTTTTTAATATTTTTAAATTCTTTTCTATTTAAAATATAATTGTCTTTTGTATTAATATTGCCTGTATTATTTGTGCAATGTTTTTTTTGTTGTTTTACAAATTGTAATTCTTGTTTTGTAAATCCTCTATCTATTTTTGTTGTATAGATAGGTGTTGGAAAAATAGAATGTATTATAGGTTTTAAACTCTTCTCTGACATACCACAAAATAAACTATATTAATTCTTAAGAGTTGTCAACATCCCAAGTTGTTGTTGCTTCATTCCATTTATATTCTTGTCCATCATCCGGTTTAGCAACTGGTGCTTCCCAATTACAAGTTGTTTCGTTTAATATCCAACTAGCAAAAGGTTGTGGAGATATAAAAGCATCTTTTGATTCATTATATTTTCCACCTATTATAGCATAATTTTTTCTAAAAGGTGTACCACCTAATAAATGAACTCCACCGTGAGTATTATATGATGTTTGTTTCCAAACATCTCTTGTATTGTAAAGATTGTTTAAAAAATCAATGCCTGCTTGTTCAGTTGTTGCTACATTATTATGTACTGCTACAACTGTTAAAATTTTATTTCCTTTACCTAATTTTGCAAAATGTGCCATTACGCTGTATAACTCCCTGTTGCTATAAATTTAATAACAGTTTTTCCAGTACCACCAACATTTGCGGTTACTACAGGACTACCTGTTGTTGTTGCTGAATAATTTGCATCATCCATTCTTAAAACAACTATACCAGTTCCACCTCCACCACTTTGACCACCATTAGCTGCTCCACCTCCTCCTCCAGTATTTGCAGTACCACTTCCTGCAGTACCACTTAGAATAGCATTTCCACCACCACCATTTCCACCTGTACCTTGTGGACCACCTGTTTCAGTTGTACCACCTCCACCACCAGCATAAAAAACTGCAGAACCTGTTATTGAATTAGATAGTCCAACCCCACCATTTCCACCATTATTTGAACCAGCATTTCCACCTGCAGCGCCTTTTCCACCACCGCCACCACCGCCAGCTGTTCCATCGGGATAACCATCTCCACCATCATTTCCTTGACCAGCAGTTCCGCTTCCTCCAGTAGGAGCAGGAAAACCTCCACCACCACCAGATCCACCATCTCTTCCAAATTTATTTGGAGTACCATTATCTTGTCCACCGCCACCACCACCTACTGTAGTTACATCTGTAATATCTGAACCTGAAATACTACTAACACCACCATCTCCACCAGGATTAGGGTTAGGACCACCAGAACCTAAACCTCCACCACCAACAGTACAAGTATAAGTTGTTCCTCCTTGAATAGTTAAAGCACTTCCACCAAAATTTGTAACCATTCCTCCAGCTCCACCACCACCAGCTTTAGAAGTAGCCGCACCTCCACCACCAGCAACTACTAAATATTCTATAGTATATGCTTGTGGAGTTTTATTTTGAACATCATCATCTGAATTAGGTATCCAACCTTTTGTTGCTCCTGAATAAACCAAATCTACCGATTGACCATTTATTACATAAGTTGGATTAGGACTTGTAAATCCTTGAAATTTTAAACCGTTTTGATTTATAGTAATTTTGTTCGTTGCCCAATTTCGAGCATAGTCAGTAAGAATAATTTGATCCCCTGCTGAAGCTGATCCTGGAAAAGTTATAGTACAAGTATTAGAAGTAGTATCTATCCAATACCCTTTTCCTGCTTCTGCTGTTAAAGTTGCTGCTGTTACAATTGATGATTGCCAAGAAATTCCACCACCTACTAAACTTGCACCAGTTGCAATTTGTACAGTATCTCCTGAAGCTCCTAAAGTAATTGTAGTACCACTCTGACTTATAAGATTTCCAGCATCAGCAGCTTGAACGGCATTTGTTTTTACAACATTACCTGCAACTGCAACTGTATCACCAGCATCTCCAACTGTAATTACATTAGCATTTTCGTTGATAATATTATTACCGTCTTGATCCTGAACTGTATTTACTTTTATAATACTACTCATCTAAATCCCATTGTTGTGTTTCTTCATTCCAATCATATCTATTGCCATCAGTTGGATATATCACTGGTGCTTCCCATTGACAACTTTCTTCATTTAATATCCAACTATTATAAGGTTTTTGTGGTATAAACGCATCCCTATCTTCATCGTAAGTGTAACCTATACCAGCATGATTTTTTCTAATATTACCATTATAAGATGTTTGTTTCCAAATAGCCCAACCTGTTAATTTAGTTAAAAAATCTATTCCAATATTTTCTTGTTCAACACCATTAGAATCTTTTAATTCATTATTATGAACTGATAATACTTCAATCACTTTATTATTTAATCCTATTTTTGCAAAACTAGCCATTATGATACATAACTCCCACTTCCTGTAAATGTTAAAACTGTTTTTCCAGAAACTCCTGTAGCAACTGTTGGACTCCCTGTTGTTGTGCCACTATAATTTGCGTCTGGCATGCTAACAATAACCACACCTTTTCCACCAGCACCACCTTCTTGAGGAGAGTTTCCAGCACCTCCTCCGCCTCCACCACCAGTATTTGCAGTTGCAGCTGAAGCTGTAACTTGTGGAGTATCACAACCACCAGCACCTCCGCCACCATCTCCACCGGGTCTTTGATTTCCATCAACTCTTGTTGCACCACCGCCACCACCTGCTCTTGTAACTGCTGAGCCTGTTATTGAAGAAGATAATCCATCTCCACCATGAGCCGCACCATCTGTATTTCCAGCTTCTCCAGCACCTCCACCACCACCAGAGTTTCTTGGCGAAGACGACTGACCAGCCGCACCAGCATTACCTTGACTTGGAGAAGTACTTGGAGTGTTTCCAGCGGCTCCGGGGTTATTACCAGTATTTCCACCTCCACCTCCAGACCCACCTGCTGCAGCAGTGTTAGGACCACCATCTCCACCTTTACCACCACCTGTTGATGTAATTGTTGTTATACCTGTACCAGAAACTGATGAATCACTACCATCTGTCCGATTAGCACCACCGTCTCCTACTGTAACAGTTATAGTATTTCCAGAAACCTGACCTGCTTGAGTAGAAGTTCTGTATCCACCAGCTCCTCCACCTCCTCCATCATCTTGTCCACCACCGCCTCCTCCAGCAATTACTAAAAAATCTACTGAATATGATTGTGGAGTTTCTAAAGCTACTGCTCCGTCAGTATTAGGAATCCAACCTTTAGTTGATCCTGAATAAACAATATCTACTGATTCGCCAGTAGTATCATAGACAGGAACAGGGGTTGCGTTTCCTTGAAATTTTTCACTATTTAAATTTAATGTTACTGCATTGGTTCCCCAATTTCTTGCGTAGTCTGTAAAAATTATTTGATCTCCAACAGATGGAGAAGATGGTAATGTAAGTGTAATAGCATTTGAAGATGTATCTAACCATAGACCTTGTCCAGCTGCTGCTGTATGTGTTGCACCTGTAACTACTGTTGATTGCCAAGCAATGCTAGCAAATCCTGTTGCTGTTCCTGCATTAGCTAAAGTTACTCCTGAAGGAATACTAACTGTATCTCCAGACGTACCTAAAGTTAAGGTTGTACCTGATTGCGGATCTACCTGATCTA